TGGGCTCATGCATACTAACCCGTTAATACCAATAGTTAAACATTATGAGGTATGTGAAGAAAACTATAGAAATTTTACATTCACTAAACCCAATAGTTTTTACAACAACAGAGCCGCAATTGTGTTTAATATGATAGAACAAGCGGGAATTAAAGTAGATAACACGTTGTATCAACAGTACTTTGATAAAGGCACCAACGATGGTTATGTATACACACAATATAATTTTAACACAACAACGATGAGACCCTCTAATAGATATGGAGGTGTAAATTACTCGGCATTAGATAAAAAAAATGGAGAAAGACAATGTTTTAAACCGCGCAATGATATTTTTTATGAAATGGATATTAGTGCTTACCATCCTACCCTTTTGGCTAGTCTCTGTGACTATAACTTCGATAATGTGGATATCCATAAGTCTTTTGCAGATATGTATGGAGTTGGATATAAAGAAGCTAAAGAAATTACGTTTAAACAAATTTACGGAGGTATTTGGGAAAAATACGAGGAACTCCCATACTTTAAAAAAGTAAAAGTATATACGAATGAATTGTGGCAAGAGTTTGAGAGTAAAGGGTACATTGAGTGTCCGATATCAAAATATAGATTTGAAAAGGATAAACTGGATAACATGAATCCACAAAAACTTTTAAATTATTTACTACAAAACTTGGAAACCTCAACTAATGTTCTTATAGTATGGGATATTTTTAAGTTATTACGAGGGAAAAAGACTAAACTCGTATTATATGTTTATGATTCGTTTTTATTAGATTATGATGAAACAGAAACAGAGCTTTTAGAACAAATACAAGAGGTATTTAAAAAGAGACAATTACAAATTAAAATAAAAACAGGCAAAGATTATAACTTTGCGACAACGAATTATGCCTAACACTTTAGAAAATTCACCTAATACGTATAACATATATGACTTTGATAGTTCTATAGACCATACGTCAATGAATAATAGATTATTTTGTACTTTTACTACTTTAGAAGATTTAGATAATCTTGTTAGTAGTTTATCTGGTCGATACTCTATAATGTACAATAAAATGTTTGCATTACAAGTCAAAAGTAATGATGAATATGTTGTTACCTACAATGTAGAACAAGGAAATGTAAATGACATCCCAGAAAACACAATTCTTGTACATAGAAAAAAAGAATCAAACACTTTATACACAATAAATGCTCTTAATGAGCTTATAAAGAAATTGAATGGTGGAGTAGTTGATACAAAGTTCCCAATTAGTTGGCAACATTATAGAAATTGTATTTTACTTACACAACATAACGAAATTAAACAACTCAACACAAAAATTTACAAAATTATTGAATTATAGTTGGATGTTTAAATAAAGGTTATTATATTATAGTTATAAATTTTTAAATTAGTTATTATGAATCTAGATGCAATCAAGCAAAAACTTGACACACTACAAAAATCTTCCAATAACAATGGAAGTAACAAAACTGACTACCCTCAGTTAAAAAAGTTTAAACCCTCTGTAGGGAAACAAACAGTAAGAGTTGTACCTTTTAAGTACAATAAAGATTATCCTTTTACTGAAATGAAATTTTATTACAATATTGGTAAATTTAGGATGCTTGCTTCTCCATTAAATTGGGATGAGAAAGACCCAATTGCAGAGTTTGCAAAGCAACTTAGAGGTACTAATGATAAGGAAAATTGGCGTTTAGCTAAAAAATTAGATCCTAAAACTCGTGTATTTGTTCCTGTAATTGTTAGAGGACAAGAATCTGAAGGAGTTCAGATGTGGGAATTTGGTAAATTGATTTATGAAGCATTCCTAAATTTAGCTGCTGATGAGGAAGTAGGTGATTTTTCTGACATTGTAAGTGGTAGAGATATTAAATTAGTTACTACTGGCCCTGATACTAATGGTACTAAGTATAATGCTACTACAATCTCCCCTTCTATGAAGCAGACTCAATTATCAATGGATAAAAAACAAGTTGAAACATGGTTAGAGGATCAACAAAATCCTAAAGAAACATATCGTCCACTTCCATTTGACACTCTTAAAGGTGCTCTTCAAGAATGGTTATCACCTGAAGAAGAGGAAGAAGGTGAAATTTCATCTGAACCTGCTGTAGCATTTGATGATGAAAAAGCTAACTCAAATTATAGCCTTTCTACAAAAAAGAAAGAAACTAAAGGAGACAAGTTTGATGATGTTTTTAATGATGATGAAATCACTAGCGACAATTTACCCTTTTAAATAAAGTTATATGGCAAAAAAAAGAAAATCACTGTCTGAGGCAGTAGATAAGGAATTGAAATCAAGTTTTAGTTTAGATTCTTTCAAAAATAAGAAAGGTTTAGCATCTAATGTAAAATTTAAATCACAAGACTGGATTCCTCTATCCCCAGCATTTCAAGAAGTAACCTCAGTACCAGGAATACCTTTAGGCCACATTTCATTACTCAGAGGTCACTCTGATACAGGAAAAACTACCGCGTTACTTGAGGCAGCAGTTGCTGCCCAAAAACGTGGTATACTTCCTATTTTTATTATTACAGAAATGAAATGGTCTTGGGAACATGCTAAAATGATGGGTTTTGAAGTTGATGAAATATTTGATGAAGAAACAGGTGAATTAATTGACTATGAAGGACAGTTCTTATATGTTGATAGAGAAACTCTACACACAATTGAGGATGTTGCTGCGTTTATTTTGGACTTAATGGATGAACAGAAAAAAGGTAATCTACCATACGATCTTTTATTTTTATGGGATTCAATTGGTTCAATACCTTGTGAAATGTCTATAAAATCAAATAAGAACAATAATGAGTGGAATGCAGGTGCTATGTCAACCCAATTCGGAAATAATGTTAATCAGCGTATCACATTATCTCGTAAAGAAAGCTCAAAATACACGAATACTTTAGTTTGTGTTAACAAAGTTTGGGCGGCTAAACCTGTTGTACCTATGGGACAACCTAAACTAATGAATAAAGGTGGTTTTGCAATGTGGTTTGATGCTACATTTGTAGTAACATTTGGAAACATTGCCGATTCTGGTACTTCAAAGTTGAAAGCTATTAAAGATGGTAAACAAGTAGAATTTGCTAAACGAACAAATCTACAAATTGATAAAAACCACATTAATGGTATACAATCTAGAGGAAAAATTGTTATGACACCTCACGGGTTCATTTTAGATAATGATAAAGATCTAAAAAGTTACAAAGAATCACAAAAAGAAGAATGGAAAAAAGTGTTAGGAGGGGGAGATTTTAACATAATTGAAGAAAACTCCGACACCTCTCAAGTTGAATCATTTGTTGCTGAACCTGAATAAAAACATATGAAAAAAGACCTTCTAAGTCTCCTTAATAATATACAAGAAACAGGAGAAGAATTGCCACAATCTGAACGTTACATGCTTATTGATGGGCTTAACTTATTTTTTAGAAATTTTAGTGCTATAAATGCGGTTAACCCAAATGGAGCTCATGTAGGAGGTTTAGGAGGATTTTTTCGTTCATTAGGATCCCTAATTCGTCAAATCCAACCAACAAAAGTATTTGTTGTGTTTGATGGGAGAGGTTCTTCCAACAACAGGAAAAATTTAATACCTGAATACAAAGCAAATCGAAACACTTCACGAGTTACTAACTGGGAAGTATTTGAAAATTTAGAGGAAGAAGATGACTCTAAAATTGATCAAATCGTTAAAATAATTCAGTACCTAAAAACCCTACCCGTAAGAACTATATCAATTGATAAAGTAGAAGCAGATGATATAATTGCTTATTTGAGCGAAATATTACCAAAATCACCTGATGATAGAACTTTTATAGTATCAAGTGATAAAGACTACATCCAATTAATTTCAGAACAAACTCTTGTGTATAGACCTATAGAAAAAGAACTCTATACAGAGCAAACTGTAAAAGAAAAGTTTAATGTTACTCCCAACAACTTCTTACTTTATAAGTTATTAATGGGAGATAACTCTGATGGTATCCCAGGTATTAAAGGTTTAGGCCTTAAAAAACTCTATAAACTTTTTCCTGAATTAACAGGAGAAGATATGGAATTGGATGATTTGTTAGATTTATGTGAAAATAAGTTAGAAGAGCATGTAATATACGCTCGTGTTTTGCATGATATAGAATTATTAGAAACCAAACATAAAGTTATGGATCTATCAAACCCTATGATAGATGATAAAGATAAAATGTTTATAGATAAGTTTGCAGAAACTGAATCTATTAATTATCTTCCATCTCAATTTATTGAAATGTACCAACAAGACCAACTTGGAGGTATTATAAGAAATGTTGATGTTTGGCTTAAAGATAATTTTGAAAATTTGTTGGAAGATAAATAAATTATTGTTATATTTAAATAAAAGTTATAAAAAATGACGTTAAAATCAATTGACGAGTACGGACCGGTTTTCCAAATGAAAGTAATTTCTTCATTATTAACCCATAAAGAATTTTTACAAAACATAAATGATGTTTTAGATGAAGAATATTTTTCTAACCCTGCACATAAATGGGTTATAAATGAAATTTTAAACTATTACGAAAAATATCATACTACTATTTCAATGGATATTTTAAAAGTTGAAATGAAAAAAGTAGAAAATGAAGTACTTCAAGTTTCAATTAAAGAACAACTTCGCGAAGCATATAAAGCAGATATAGAAGATTTAACCTATGTTCAAGAAGAATTTTCTGCATTTTGTAAAAATCAACAACTTAAAAAAGCATTATTAAATAGTGTAGATTTACTTAAAGCAGGTGATTATGATTCTATAAAATTTATGATTGAATCAGCTATGAAAGCAGGCCAAGACAAAAATATAGGACATGAATATGGAAAAGATATAGAATCTCGATATAGAGAAGATCATAGAACAATTGTACCTACCCCTTGGGAACCCATTAATCAATTAATACAAGGTGGTTTAGGTAATGGTGATTTAGGATTAATATTTGGTAATCCTGGTGGAGGTAAATCTTGGACATTAGTTGCTTTAGGTGGATTTGCTGTTAAATTAGGATACAATGTAATTCATTATACTTTAGAATTAAGTGAATCATACACAGGTAGACGATATGATGCATTTTTTACTCATGTCCCTGTAGATACACTAGAAAAACACAAAACCAAAGTAGAAGAAAC